TGGGTATATAACCCTCCGGTTTACTGTCAGACTTTTACCGAAAGTTACTATACGGGTATTCCCGGTTTTATGGGCGCTCCGACTCACTACATGTATCGAGGTAAGTCTTCTAAGTATGCTTTTAACCTAGGTTCTATTTACGGCGTGGGTGGTGAGGGTATTCGCGCTCTTCCTCATCGGTTTAGCCCTTCAATCAATAGTAGTAATCAGAAAAGCATTTAGCGCTATAAACGCGACAAGTAGTACACTAGTTACATAAAAACAATTTAAAATAAGAGAGTAGTTTTTCGGAGATTGACGCTTTGTTCGTCGATAATGATTTTCCGAAGCTGCTCGGTGCCGAACTGTACCGTCCGCATCCTGCGTACGTTGTAGAGATGGCTGCGGAGCCTGTAGTCGTTCATGACTTCAGTAAGCAGCCAGGGCAGACTGTGCAGCTTGACAGGTACAGGTTCTGGGGAAACCCAGGCAGCAAGGAATCACGTGAACGTACTGCAGAGCAAACCATCGGTACTGCTAGCAGCCGCAACATCGTTAAGGATAAGGTGCTGGTGACTCTTCGTGAGTACACAGGCCCTGCAGATCCTAGCGATCCTACACAGGCTAGCACTTTCAAGATCGCACGTGAGACACTGATTACCGCACAGCGTTTGCTGCTCGATACCGGTAACCTTACTGCATTCCACCAATCCATCGGTAGCCTCACCCTGCTGGATGACTATCGCCGGTGGCGCGATCGGGTGTTCATTAACGAACTTCTGAAAGCTGTTTCTAAGGGCAAGTCTTCAGATACCCAAGGTGGTTACTACTACCCTGGCGATTTGGCTGTTGGTTCTTTGACCTACACCAACTCTGAGCAAGCCAAGTTTGACGTTAAGGATGACCTTCTTCGGGTGGTCAAATCCCTGCGTAAGCGTAATACCCCCACCTACCAAGATGGGTTCTACCGTTGCGTTTGCGATCCTACCTTCCTGATGCACCTGCGTCAGAACTCTGACTTCCGTGAGGTGGCTCGCTACCCCGGCAACGGTCAGATCAATCCCCTCATGTCAGCTATGCAGCCTAACGCTGCTATCTACATGGGTCAAGGTTTCGGCCAAGCTACTTTCGTGGCTGGCGAACCCATCATGCCTACTGGTTTCGTTTTTGAAGGTGTGCGATTCTTCGAATCCACCAACATGCCTTCCCAAACCGCCACAGCAACTATCGGTGGTACTTCGACTACGTACGACAGTGCAATTGGTATGTTCTTCGGTCCTCAGGCTGTTGGTGTTGGCATCGGTGGCAACAATGCCCAAGTGTTGCTCAACAACAACGACGATTTCAGCCGTTTCATCATGATGATTTGGAGCCTGTACGCAGGTTTTGAACTTCTGAACGCTGACTTCGTGTCTGTTGCCTACTCATTCAACGTTTGAGGAGGTAATTAACCATGGCTACTAACTCTAACCAGCTTCAAGTTTCCAAGATCTATCCTGGGAACTACACCAACGTTCTCCGTTACTGGCACGACGAAAAGACTTTCCAGTTCCGTAACGCTAACGACACCGAAACCACCTACACCAACCAGCCTATCGGCGGTCCTGTCGGCGTGGTGTTCCGGCCCGGTTGGGTTGCCCAACAAGCTATTGGCTACGTCGATCTGTCGTTCCAAGCTCTGGGTACCAACCAAATCGACTATTACACCCAGGCTTATAGCTCGGGTCTGAATGGTGCTAATGTAGCGTTCACCAACGCCTCTGTGATCATCCCTTCTCCGGATGCTTACAAGGATGTTCGTGCCGACATTACTGACGGTATCAAGGTGCCTTCTGGTGCTTATGTATATCGTTTGGCCGTCCGTGTTGATGGCGGCGATGTGATCAGTAGCGGTGTTGGCGGCGGTAGTGCTACCCCCACCTTGGGTCTCGGCCCCGCTGTGGGCGTTGGTCTTAACACCACTTCCTCTGCTTCTGGTTTCTTTGTTACCCTTGCCGGTAGCAGCAGCCGTATTGCTAACGGCTCCTACAACACCAATAACGTGTGGAATAGCTCTACTCTGGCTCGGACTAGTACCGAAACTCAGTACAAGCTGTTTGCCGTTACCAACCTTGGTGGTGCCGCAGCTTCCGGTCTGGCTCAAGCCTCCGGTGTGTTTGATCCTCGGGCTACTAACGGCAGGCTCAGTGGCAAGAACAAGGCTCTGGCTATTTGCGAAGTCTGCTGGGTTCTGGCTGACGAAGCTCCTGGTCGTGACGATCTGGCTCTCCAACCTGCTGGTTTGGTGGAGTCAAACGTTTACACCTCTACCGTTCCTGCTTGATCTCTTTAGATCAAATACTGCCCCCTCTTCGGAGGGGGTTTTTTATTGCCCGGAATTTTTTTGACGGAGATATTCTTGTATTTGCAGTAAACGAGTATTTGGATTTGTGCTTATATTTACCAGTCCTTTAAGCTCTGGGTTATTTCTGTCCGCTGCTTGGGAAGCCCACGTCGTGGGGTTTAAGTAGTCTGCAAATTCTGCTGTCTTGCGCAATGCTTCCGGATTAACTCCTCTTCCGTACAGAGGAGAAACACCTACAGTTTCTTGTATTTTTTGTTTTGCTAACGAGTCAGCAGCCATTCGTAAAAGACCAGGAGCTGAAATGGTTGCTGCCCCTATAGGTGTAAGAGGTGCTATTAACCCTACTTTGCCTACTAAACCCGCTCTTTCTGCAGCTTTCTCTTTTGAAATACCGGCTTTTATGTTGTCGTTGTACTCCATAGCGGCATTTACAACGTCTAAGCTAGACCCGGCAAAGCGGCCTAGGGGTCCTAACCAACTTGGAATACCCATTTTTTCTAAAACACCTACCTAAATTATAATCTGTTAGTAAACTAACTCTAGACACTACCCACATAATGACTGTCGCTCAACTTCAAGAGGTTGTTTTCAAGCCCAGCGGGGTCAAAGTTGTAATTTTGAGTGAGCATGACGAAGGAGAGTACAAAATGGTGCGCTCCGTGACTACCGGTAAAGTATTTTTTGCCCACAAGGGTCAAATTGAAGTTGTAGAAGCTACAGAAGAGAAAACAAGCGCAAAACCCGCCTTAAAACGCCGTGGTCGCCAGCTTATTCAACCAGAAATTCCCTTTGAGAATCGTGTAAACATCAATAGTGCTACCCCGGAACGTCTGACTCAAGTCCTTAAAGGTGTAGGAATTAAGACAGCGGTCGAAATTAAGGAACTGCAACAGTCAATGCCTGGTGAACGCTTCACCAAATTGGACCAGTTGAAGGCAATCAGCAGGGTTGACTGGACTGAAGTGCTGGAAGGCGGCGTAGTTTATGTCGAATAATCAATTTATTTAATATTTTACGCAATTAGAATAGAAGTACATAGCGGTAAGGTGTCGTGTCTCAATTCTCGCAACAAGAACTTGAGCAGATTCAAAGTTACTTGTCGCAACAAGGTGTAGTTTTTCAAGCTACACAGACTGACGCGACTAAAAGAGAAATAATTTATGCAGCGGTTAATCAACTAACCCGTAATCCGGCGCAAACTTTTGGTTATCGGTTAGATGACTACAATTTTAGTCGTGTTGCATATCATCTAGGGTATAATATTGCCACAGTACCTGCTGGGGACTACGCTCGCTTACTAGAAGCGACTAGCAGTATCCCTTCTGAGTTCTATTACGATAAAATCGTCGGACAGCTTGAACGTTGCGAAGATGCTGAACGGTTAACTGAGTTGGCCACTGGCAGAGCGACCAGTCGTCAAGAAACTATTCTTGGTGACGTTAGTCGGTCTATTAATGTTCAAGACAAACGCGAGACTGCTCGGATTTGGCGCGAAAACTATCAGTTTGAGTGTGATCGTTTAGCACATATGCTTTACGTTCCTAACTATAAAGATCCTGTTACAGCTCGTTACCGTTTTGAACGTAGTGGAGGGGAGTTTATCCAAGCAATTCCAGGGCCTCCGGACACAGCTCGGGCTGACAGGTTGTATTTTTACACTAAGTGGAGATAAGAGCTATATTATTACTAGAAGTTTTATTGGGCGGACGTGGCCAATTTCCAAAATTTAGCCAGAGTACCAGGTCAAATAGAAAAAGGGGTGGTTACTGCTACTGAGCTTCTAACAAATCCTGTACTTAGAAATAATCTAACAACATTTTTA